AGATGGGGTAGGATATGGTGGTCAAATTAAATTTGAAATGGCTTTAGATAAACGATTTGCTAAAATACTTAAAACGGCAAACGAAGAAGTGTACTCCAAATAATAAATTAACTAATTTCATTTTAAAATTAAATACTATAATAGTATTATTTATATAATTTTGAATATAGTCTAATTTTATAGTTTTACAATATTATCTATTATATTTATATAAAAACTAATAGAATAGGATTATATAAATGCGTACTCAACTACTTTGTACATTTACGACAAAAGAAGAGTTACAAAATACCCTACAAGCTATTCGTGAAACCTACCATATAGTATATAACTATATTTATGTCTTACAGAATAAAGGTAATTTGGATGAACTTTTCGTTACTTACAATCTAGATACCGAATATAAACCAGAATATCCTCTAAGAGATACAATTTTGGTACATAGAAAGAAGCAGAGTAATACTCTTTATACGATTAATGCATTAAATGAATTAGTTAAGGAAGAAAATGGGGGAGTATTAGATAAATCCTTTTCAGTAGATTGGGAAAAATTTAAAAATTCTATTATTGTAACCAATACAGAGGGTACCAAGAAAATTTCTACTAGAATTTTTGAAGTGATAGAATTTAATTCAAAATAATTCAACTTTAATTTGGATATCTGAAATCTTTTTACTATCTTTATATAGTAAAAGATAAAATATGACCCGTAAAGAAATTCAACAAGTTACAGAAGAAGTGTATAATAAAGTTATAACTCACTATGGTGAATCCAATCACCACACTTACCCACCATTTGTTGCAATAGAAGATACTCCTTACTCCGATGAGGAAGTACCTAAAGACCTTTATGGTGAGTATTGTTCAATGCTGAATGAAATTACTATATATTGGAAAAACATAGACTCTTTAGAACTTTTAATAAGAACATTAGTCCACGAATATCAACATTATCTTCAATCCAGAATTTGGATGAAACGATACTATAATATGGGATATAATTATAATGACCACCCATACGAAGTGGCAGCCTTCAACGAAGAAGAAAATTGGAAATTATTTATTTAAAAATTATCGATATGTTACAATCCCAACTAAAACAAATAACAGAAGAACTGTTAAGGTTAAAGTCCATAAAAGTACCTTCGGTAGATGAAAAATTAAAAATCCAAAAATTACAACAATCATTAGATTCAATTTTTGATAAAGAATAATTTGGGTATTTCAAAAAAATATTGTATCTTTGTAAAACAAAATAAATAAGTTATAAATGGCCAATAAAACAACTAATACTACAAGAGAAAATGTGGTAACGAATAAGAGAGAACATAAATTAAACATCAAACCTATTGGTGAACAAGAATATGAGGTTATCAGATATGATAATCCTGAGATAGTTGAACAGGCTGAAAAAGCTTATCCAGAAATGACTATGGAATTCAAACGAATTCTATTCGACCAATACGAACTTTTCTGTGCAAAGAACCACGATTACGGACCAGCTAACATTGCATTAGGTTCCTCACTCACTACTGAAGAAGATAAAAAACTTTCGTTAAGTGGAGTGTGGTTTCGTATGATGGATAAAGTAAATCGTTTAAAACAACTAGTAGTAGTTGGTACCAATGGCAAGGTAGATGAATCGGTCATAGATACTTATCAAGATTTATCTAACTACGCAATTATCTCTCAGATTATCAAAAATGGTAAATGGGGAAAATAGTAAAACTTCCAGCTATATTTCCATCTAAATTATTTAATGACCATCTATTATCTTGAACTAATGAAGATGATATTGTTTATGAACCATTTATGAGTAGTGGAACTACTGCAAAAAATCAATGGAGCTAAATAGAAAATATATAGGTAGTGAAATATCAAAAGAGTATTGGGATATATCACAATAAAGGATGAAACAGTTAAAAACATTATTAAAATTCAAAAAATAAATTAGGACATATGAAAAAAATGTCTTATCTTTACGTAATAAATAAGTAACTTATCAACAAAATAGTTAATAACTTTATACAAAAAAAGTACAAGATTTTCGGTAAATCTTATACTTATATGTACACACCGCGTGTAGGATAGACACGTAAATAAAACCATAAAAATAATTAATAATTAACATTTAAATTTAAACAAGATGGCATTAGACATTAACGAAATCAGAGGTAGACTGAACAAACTACAAAACACGCAACGCAAATCCGATAACCTTTGGAAACCAACTCCAGGAAAACACCAAGTTAGGATTGCACCTTACAAGTTCAACAAAGATAATCCTTTTATCGAACTTTACTTCCATTACAACATTAATAACAAAACTTACTTATCTCCGATGTCTTTCGGTAGACCTGACCCTATCTGTGAATTTGCAGACAAGTTAAAAAGAATGGGTGATAAAGAAGATTGGAAAGCAGCTAAGGCTATGGAACCAAAACTTCGTACTTTCGTACCTGTTATTGTAAGAGGTGAAGAAGGAGAAGGAGTTCGTTTTTGGGGATTTGGTAAAACTGTATATCAAGAAATTCTTGGTTACATTGCAGATCCAGATTATGGTGATATTACCGACCCAACAATGGGTAGAGATTTAACCATTGAGTATTTATCAGCAGAAGATGCAGGAACTTCTTATCCAACAACTACTATTAGAGTAAAACCAAAAGAATCTCCAATTTCAGAAGATGCAACTCGTGCAAAAGATTTTGTGGAAAATCAAACTGAAATTACCGAACTTTATTCAGAGTTATCTTACGATGAATTAAAAGGTGTATTGGAAGGATGGTTAAATCCAACTGATGAAGGAGCTGGACAAGTATCAAACGCAGAACCAGTATTCAATCAAAAGGCAACTCCATTAGATATGGTAGATGTACCAACTCAACAACCATCGGTTTCAGAAACAGCTTCTGTTAAGAAAACTGATGATGTTGCAGCAGCATTTGATGATTTATTCAACAACTAATTAAACCAATTTTATGGCAAAGAAAACAGAACAAGACTTGGACTTGGCAAGTATCCTAGCGGAAACTCTGAACAAAGATTCCAAAGAAAACAAAGTTGCATTCTTCTTAGATGATGACAGTGCACCTACGAATGTAGATGGCTGGGTATCGACTGGATGTGCAATGTTAGATGTGGCTATTTCTAACCGCCCTTATGGTGGATTGCCTGTTGGTAGAATCGTTGAATTAACGGGACTTGAACAAAGTGGAAAATCATTAGTATCAGCACACCTCCTCGCCGAAACACAAAAGCAAGGAGGAGTTGCTGTACTCATAGATACAGAAACTGCAGTAAGTAGAGAATTTTTAGAAGCCATCGGTGTGGACGTTTCTAAATTACTTTATGTATCAGCAGATTCAGTAGAACAGATTTTCGATATAACGGAAACGATTATAGAAAAAGTTCGAGAAACATCAAAAGACAAATTAGTAACCATTGTAACCGATTCAGTTGCAGCAGCTTCTACCAAAACAGAACTTGCAGCAGATTATGGTAAAGATGGATACGCTACTGATAAGGCGATTATCATCTCTAAAGCGATGAGAAAAATTACCAACATGATTGGTAGACAGAAAATTCTACTCGTTTACACAAACCAATTAAGACAAAAGATGAACGCAATGCCGTTCGGTGACCCATGGACAACTTCCGGTGGTAAAGCTCTTGCTTTCCATGCCTCTGTTAGATTGAGATTGAAGGGAACTGGTCAAATCAAAATGAAAGTTGGTGGAAACGATAAGATTGTAGGAATGAAAGTTCGCGCACAAGTAGTTAAAAACAGAATGGGCCCACCATTACGTTCTACTGATTTTGAAATTTACTTTGATAGGGGTATCGATAACTATGGTTCATGGTTAAAGGTAATGAAAGACGAGAAAGTTGTAAAACAGGCAGGTGCATGGTACTCATATGTAAATACTGAAACTGGTGAAGAACATAAATTCCAAGCGAAAGATTTCATCACAATGATGGAAGATAATGAAGAACTAAGAGACCAGATTTATAAAAAGATATGTGAATCACAAATTTTACAATATAAATCAGATACCTTAGATATTGATAATATGGTAATCACCGAAGGTGGTGAAGGAATGGATGATTAATATGAGAAATATTATTTTAAAGGCAGTGGTAAAACACGCCGAAGGCCACGTAGCAAAACATGTGGCAAATGTGGAAATTTATTTAAACCATTCAGTTGGTATTGGAGAACACTCAGATATAGTTGAGGCAATAGAAGTTGAATTAGACCATATTGCAAAGTACCAAGACCAAATTGATATTTTAGAAAAATACTTTCCAACGGAAAAACAAAGGTTATAATGAAAGAACTATACAAGAACATTTTAGAGTCGGTTAAATCTGAAAGAACCTATAATATCGATAAACACCGAAATTCACGAGTGTTAATAATTGACGGACTTAATACTTTCATACGATGTTGGAGTAGCATCCCAACTATGAACGATGATGGTGACCATGTTGGGGGAGCAACCGGTGTGTTGAAATCAATAGGGTATGCAATCAGACAAACCCAACCGACTCGTGTTGTTGTAGTTTTTGATGGTAAGGGAGGTTCTACCTCTCGTAAAAAGAAGTTTGGTGGATATAAAGCCCAACGTGATTCAAATAAACTTAGGGTCAATAGACAATATAAAGATTTGATGAATGATGAGGATGAAAGAGAATCTATGAAAAGGCAATTTGTTTGGTTAAATGAATTGTTAGATGGGTTACCTTTAACAACTATGATATATGATGGTGTAGAAGCCGATGATATTATGGCTTATATCACCACCAATCTTTTAAAGGAAGATGAACAGGCGGTGATTATGTCAACTGATAAGGATTTCTTACAATTGATTGATGATAAAACAATCGTCTGGTCACCTACCAAAAAGAAGATGTATAATAAAAAAATGGTAAAGGAAGAATTTGGTATAGAATCCAAAAACTTACTTCTTTATAGAGTTTTAGATGGAGATAAATCAGATAATATTCCTGGCGTTTATGGTTGTGGTATTAAGACCGTAATTAAACGATTTCCAGAACTTACCGAAGATGTTAAACTTTCGGTAGATGATTTATTAGAATTAGCAGAACAAAAGAAAGAAGAAACCAAAGGTAAGATTAAGTTATACAACGATATCATAGAAGCCAAAAAACAAATTCTTTTAAATAGGGAACTAATGCAACTTGATGATGTTGATATATCAGGTATAGTTAAAATGAACGCATTAGATAGGTTTAATGAACCAGTTAAACCAATTAATAAGATGAACTTTATGAAAATCTTATTAAAATATAAAGTAGTAAACAATTTCGGTGATATTAACGATTGGTTAAAATCTACTTTTGGAAATATTATTACCGATTAAATTTGGAGATACGATTAATTCTTCGTATCTTTGTATCAAAGTTATAAACAGAGTCAACAAATGCAAGAAATAGATACTTTAGCGAAATACGGGCAGTCATTTCAATCCAAAGTAGTTTCTGCACTTCTAACTGATAATAAATTTCTCGATACAATTTCAGATATTGCACATACAAAGTTCTTTGAGAACGAGGCAAATAAATGGATTGTTGGTGAGATTATAGATTATCATTCAGAATACAAGAAACCACCTACATTAGATGTATTCAAGTCCTTACTTACAAAGGTAGATAATGATATAATTAAAACCACAGTAGTGGAACAATTAAGACATATCTATACCCAAGTAGGTAAAGTAGATTTTGAGTACGTTAAAAACGAGTTTACAGATTTCTGTAAAAACCAAAATCTTAAAAACGTAATCCTACAATCAGTAGATTTACTCAAAGCCGGTTCTTATGATAGAATCAAAGATTTGGTAGATGCTGCAATGAAAGTTGGTAGTGATACTAACTTAGGACATGATTATGTTGAAGATTTTGAATCTCGTTTCAATGAAGAATCCAGAGTGGTTGTTGGTACTGATTGGGAACCTATTAATGATTTAATGGGTGGTGGATTAGGACCAGGTGAATTAGGAGTAGTAGTTGCACCTTCGGGTGTAGGAAAAACATGGATACTCTCAGCAATGGGTGCATCTGCTGTACGGCAAGGTTTGAATGTGGTACATTATAGTATGGAATTATCTGAACACTATGTTGGACAGAGATACGATGTACTATTCTCACACATACCAACCGCCGATTTAAAATCAAAGCACGAAGAAGTTAAACAAAAAGTAAATAGTCTCAAAGGGAACTTACTTATTAAGTATTTTCCACCAAAAGGTGTTACGGTAAAGAAGTTACAACAACATATTGAGAAAATGACCTCAATGGGAACTAAGCCCGATGTTATCATTGTAGATTATGCAGACCTTTTACTATCCCATTCCAATAAGACTGACTCTACTTATGCGGAACAAGGGGGAGTTTATATAGACCTTCGTGGTATGAGTGGCGAATTAGGAATACCTATTTGGACCGCATCTCAAACCAACCGTTCAGCAATTGATTCCGAAGTAATTGAAGCAGATAAGATTGCAGATTCTTACGCAAAAGTAATGAACGCAGATTTCATTATGAGTTTCAGTAGAAAATCTAAGGATAAATTAAATAACACTGCTAGGGCACATGTAATGAAAAACAGATTTGGACCTGATGGAATTACCTTCCCATGTAAAATGGATACATGGACTGGGACAATTGATATCTATGATGGAAATTCACCAGATGGGGTAATTGCACAGAAAGAAGCTGCAAGTGGTGCATTGGAAACTAAGAAATTACTTCATAAAAAGTATGTAGAATCTAGTGGGTATTAATGAGTGAAATTAAATCATATATAGTTGAGGAAACTTCATTTAATTCCACAGTTCGTAAGTTCTTAAAGAAATGGCATTATTCTGATTATGTAAATATACAAGCGAAACATACTTTTTGTTTATTCAAAGAAGGTAGGTTTGGAATACCGGAAATGATAGGAGTTTGTATTTATACAAGACCAGCAGGACCTTCGGCAGGAC